CCTCATCTATCACAACCATGCAGTCTCCCCTCTCAAGAGCCGAGTAGATTATCTTGTCTATCTCTTCCTCGTCAGCAGGGTTGACCTGATGGTACTCGATATTAGGCTTGCCCTCGAACTCAGCGAAGTTGCCGATGGAGTCTAGAAGGACGAAGTTGTAATCAGGCAAGATGTCAGCCATCAGGACTTTGATAAGGTTGGTCTTACCTGAACCTGTCTTACCAAGAACCGTAATCTTCTGGTCAGTGTCCACTTCGAGTTTTGGCTTCTCCTTCTGCTTTTGAGCCATGCTCGCCGGGTCTTTGCCAGCAATCTTCTGAGCCTCTGGCGATAGCTCGGCACCCGGCTCCACACCCGGCTTGTGAAGCTCCTTCTCTCTCTCCCTTGGGTCTCCAAGCGGCCCACCTTGCTCTTCCATAGGCTCGAACCCGTTCTCTTCCTCACCTACGTCAAAGAGGAAGAAGTCTAGGGCTTCTTCATCGTCAATAACCTCAACGTGCCCACAGTATGGGCAGACCCACTGGTGGTCTTTCAGAATTTCCTCTGCTCCAAGCGGCCCCACATACGAAGTCTTGCCGCATGAAGGACAGTCAACATCGATGGATAGGTCGGCTTCTATTTCAGGAGTGATGGCACCTTGTTCACCCTTGCCCATACCACTTATCCAGCCGCACGAGTCACACGATGTTTCATCAATAGAAGCGTCATAGGCTAGGTTCACAGACCCACATTCAGGGCACTTAGTTACTGCCTCTCCCTTTCCCGGCCCATAGGTGGCGGTAGGAATGAATTGTCCTTGGCCAAAGGGAGTCATGTTCTGTTGTGAAGTGGGGTCGAGCGGCTGACTATCCTGCTCGCCGTAAGCTGATTGGTGCTCGGCTATCCGCTTCTCGACTGCGGCAATGTCTTCATCAAGTTGCTCTTGGGTGTGCCAAACATACCTCTCACCATGAACAGGACACCTTTGCGTGGCTTCAAACTTCTCGCCGGGGCCAGTCGTTGCCGTCCACTGACCCATCGTAGGCGGCTTATCTTGTGTGCTCTGGTTTGGCCAATCAAGCACCTTTTTCACGCTCTTGTCACTCATGCTTCTGACAATCCTTATAAGGCTCTGGCCTATTTAAAGATACTAGGAGTCGCATGAGTAATGATGATAAGGACAACATCCTTGTAGGTGCCCTTCGCAGGGCTAGGATTCTTGGCACTCCGCCAGCGCAGCAAGTGGGTGCCCCAAGGAGTCTTGATGACCAAACAATGGCTCGGCTTCGAGCCTCTTATAAACCACCTACTGAGCAGCAGCTAGGGCAGATAGAGCGTGGTGAGGCATGGTGGAGAGACTTCGCTTGGGAAGAGTACGCCACCAAGGAGTTGCCCGGTCTTGGCATGGGCTTTACAGTCTACCCCTACGTCGCGGTATGGGAGAAGATTTGGGGTGCTGTTCCCACTGAAGACTACCAGAAATACAAGCAATACTATGTGCAGGAGCCGTTCATTCGTGCGACAATCGACCTTCATACACAGATGACCATCTCACAGGGCTACGAGCTTGATTACCCGCTAGAGACGGTGGTGAAGGATGTCAAAGAGTTCTTGGAAAGGCACGACTTTCTCAACCTGCTCAAGATACTTGTCAAGGATATGTTCGTCTTTGGAAACGCCTACATGGAAGTGGTTAGAACGTGGTACTGCATGGAGCCAGAGCACGACCTTGAGGCTCTGCGTATCTCCTATGAGACTGTCTCAAAGAACGGCACGAAGTATTGGTGGACAGACCGCATGGAAGTCGCTGACCGCCACAACAAGATATACCCCGACCACAAGCTGTCCAACAAGTATGGTGAGATTACCCGCTTCAAGCCACTCGACCCCATGTATATGAGGGTAAGGAGGGATGCCTACGGCACCATCCTTGGGTATGTCCAATACTACGTCTTTCCGCTAGTTACCTTCCTCGCTGATGAGATGATTCACTTGAGGTATATGCCTACCTCATGGACATACGAATCGGTCTACGGCGTCTCGATGCTTCGCCCCATTCTGTTCCATCAGGAGCTAATCAAGAACTACGAGCAAACGATGGGTGCCATCATGAACGTCTTCCTGAAGCCGATGTTCTTGGTCAGAGTAGGTGGAGCCAACACCGAAGGGCTGCCGTCACCCGAAGTCACTCAAACACAATTCAATCAGGTGAGACGGTTCTTCACCAGTGCACTGCCGGGGCAGTCACTCGTGATTCGAGCTACAACTCCTGTGCAAGTAGACCCAATTGACCCGCCTATCGACAGGATGCAGTCTACAGCGTTCTGGTTGCAGTGGCTTCACAACATGAGAACCTACGCTCTCACCGTTCCGAAGTTCTTTATCGACCCGGCTGGCTTGAACAGAGCCACAGCACAGACAGTCGAGAAGGCTTACTTCACGTTCACCAACAGCAACCGCCAGTCTCTCAATGCACAATTGGAGAGGTCAGTCATGACGATGGTGATGCAATCCCTCTATGGGGAACTAGCTGATGAGATTATCAACGAGTTCGGTGTGCCACACTTCATTTGGAAGCCGCAGAAGGAAGACACTCTCGAAGACAAGGCCAAGACCTACTTGCCTTTGTATGCCAGCCGCATCCTTACCAAGAACGAAGTGAGGAAGGCTCTCGGATTCGAGCCTATGGACGAAGAGAAGCTACGGGAAGAGCTAGGGCCACAAGAACCGCCACTTGGACAGATGGGTGAGGGTGGTATACCACCGGGCGGAATGCCGGGTGCAGGTGCTCCGGGCATGACCAAAGAAGGACGACCTACCTTTGCTAGCCCTGACCAAAAGATGGCCCCTTCATATGGCGAGAAAGGCCCGAAGGAGTTCTCTCCCGAAGAGGGCGAAGGTGGGTTTGAGGGGATGCCATCAGGTGAAAGGACTGAACAGAAGGATTGGAGAACAGCCGCAGTCGAAGGATTCATGGGTGCGGAAGAGGCCAAAGGGATGCTTTCGGAGCTAGAGGAAGAGGTCGAAGAGCTAAAGAAGGAAGTTGCCGCCAGCAAAGAAGCGGTAGAGGCAGAGGCTCTTAACGCTGAACGTAAGCCAGTGTTAGGCCGTCAACAGAAGCCACCAGAAGAGTCTACTCCTTAGTCCACCACTCTTTGTTGTGTATGTCTTTGAGCACTTTAGCATACTGACGATTGGCTCTCTTTCGAGTAATAATAACCTCGGTGTGATGCCCAAAGGTGGGGCCAAATTCAGTGGGTATACTTAAGTGGTCAAAATCATGGAGAGCAGAGATAACACTTTCAAGGTTGAAGCAAGCATGAGCATTGAGTGGTTCGTGTTTGAGAGCACCTTCCAAGGCTTCTAGAAGGTTAACAACTCCGTCGAATGAGAGAGTCTGATACTCTGGTCGGTCTTTGATTGCCATATATATAGCAGTCATGCACTGTTTGAGCTTCTTGGCCTTGGTCTCGTTCCAAGATGTGGGGTCTGAAAGTTCGAGGGCTATGTTGCCGAGTGTATCCCAAATGGCTGTCATGAGTATTGTGAGTCTCCTACCCAATGCCGTCTATCGATTGGTGCCTCAGTTATCACAAAAAACCTGTCGTCTAGCTCTGCGGCCAGAATAGGTCGCACTTCGTCCCACTTCCTTCTGCCGTTGCCACATCCAACCATTGGTAGATAGAATGGCCCCTTCATACCTGCTGTCAAATCAACGAGTTCTTTAGCACTCTGTCTGATGAGGTCTAAGTCAGCCTCTTCGTGCCAATGATGCTTCACAGGGAAGGCGATTAGTTTGATGTCTGTGAACCATGCGACATGGTTGCCGTAGTGGTTCAACATCTGAGCTAATCCATAGGCTATGCCGGGTATCATCTTGGTGGCTTCTTTGGCCAAGCCACGTCCCATAACGGCCAGACCAAATCTGTTGGTATCGCCGTTGGTAGGAATGACTATCCACTCGCCGTCAGCGTGGAACTCCCAAATGTCACCCTTGACTTCCTTCATGGAATCGTTCCACTTCCCATGCAACGATAGCAAGTTCCTTTGCCAAGGACTAGGCCAATCTGCCTCCAGACCTGACCAGTCCCATTACACTCCGGGCACTTCTTTTCGTCTTGGTCTACCATATCGCTGGCCCCAAGATGATTTCGATACTGTCTTCGTTGAGTTCCACTTTGTCAATGCGAATCTTGTCACCCGCAAATCCGTTAACGACTTTGCCGATGTTGGGATAGGTATTGAGTATCATCTTCCTACCTCTCATGTAGAGCAATCCACCTGTTGAGTGATGGACTTCAAAGTGCTTTGAGTCCTTCTTGCCATAGTGCATATAGCCGTTGCTGTATTGGCCCTTTGGCCATTCCACTGTCCCATCAGTGAGTAAGGGACAGGGAACGAACTTCTTCTTCCAATCGATGTCGGTCTCAACTAGAGACCACCAAACCTTTCTGTAGCAGACTTCGGTTTTTACCTTACCCGCTAGAAAAGGTTTGAGTTGTCTTCGGTAGGCAAGGTCTTTCCCCAAGGCATCCTTTATCTTCTTTAGCATCTGAGCCTTGCCTCTTGCGCTTAAGATTATCTCAGTCATAGTTTCTTCCTTCTTTCATCTTCCTCTTTGGTGATTGGACACCCAAGAAGCTCGCAGCAGAGACATCCTTTCATTGTGCAAGCAAACCCTGACCGACATTTGCACTTTGAGCAGCCGCAGGGATTGAGAGGCATCTAGTAGCTATCTCCATCAGAGTCTTCTTCCCATTCGCCTTCGTCAAGGTCTTCGTCAAAGTCTTCCTCTAGCTCTTGGTCTTCCTCACTCATGGCCCTATCTCCACCCACCGGGGTATTTACGCATTTCGTTTGTAGCAGGTCGTGGGTCTGTAGTAACAAGGAACAGATTGACACCCTTTCTGATGTCGTCTCCGATTAGAGTACCCATTGGAGCAAAGATGTTTGTCGCTACATGAACCGTAGGTCGGTCTGTGTGCTCGTCTCCATCAAACGGTTTCTGATTCTTTTCTGCCACTTCCAGAGGCGTACTGTAGATTGAGAAGTCGTTCCCAAAGATGAGAACAAGGAAGGTTGGGATTCCAGTCCGTTCCATTCGTGGGAGTCCTTTGTCTAGAATCCCGGCGTTGATTCGGATGTGCGTCTGTCGTCTGAGAATGGAAGCGTCAAAGTTGCCGAGGCGTTTGATGTCGAACCTCACTCTGTTGGGTCGGTCAAGCCAGTCGTCGTCGTCTTCAAGGGTGCCAATGTGCGTCCTTTCATACCATACCTTGAAGATGTATTCGCCCACATTCCGAAACTTCCCTGTGCCTCTGTCGATACGCACATCATCACCCAAGTTCTTTAGGTCAGGTGAGTCGTATCCGTATGGGTCGCTCATATCACACCCAAATCCCGTATTGTGAAAACCGTTCCGCCGTTCCGCACCTTCTGACATCTATCGCAAAGGGAGTAAGCCTTTATCTCCTTCTTCGAGTCTGTAGGCTTGATTTCGATGAGAACGCCACAGTCGGTGCAATACGTTGATTTCATGGAACCACTGCCGCCAGTTGTTCACGGATTCGTGCGAGAAAGTAGTTTTCGAGTGCCAGTATCGCAGTTGGGTCGAACTTTGATATGCGTCTGGTTTTCTCTACAAAGGTCATTGATGGGCCTTTCTCCGAGTGCTCGTCTTCAAAAGTCTTAGGAAGTGTTACATTCACACTGAAGATGAGTTGCGTCTTGCTATCGCGGTTTGAGAATACAAACTCTAGGTTTCCGACTTCCTTTCGCCAAGTGATGAACTCCCATTCGTTGTTGCCAAAGTTGTGATAGAATGGTCTGTATCCCAATGGTCTTAGAGCATCCGCAATGCGTTTGCGATACTCACAGTCTGAACACAGCGTTCCTGAGACGCTTTTTGAATTGCTCCTGTTCCACACATCATGTCTGTCCCTACCGAAACCGGAACAAGCACCGTATCCGTATACAGATTTCATTTGGTCTCGTACTCCTCTTTATAGAGCTTGTTATGGAAGAACTTCGGTGCTTGTGGGATGAACCTACGGATTGGTGGCTCTACTGTGTCAGGAAAAGGCGGGGGTGATGGTTGCCAAGGCCAGCGTTCTCTCTCCCGAAGAAGCATCGCAATGTCTTTCTCCATTCGTTTCATCTCTATTTCCATCTGCCTTACCCGTTCCTCTAGATATGCAACCCGTTCTGCGAGTGTCATGTCTTCCCGCCTTCGATTTCGGCTCTGAACTTCATCACTTCTTTGCATTCCTGTGTCTGTTTGTCATAACAGAGGCCGACATGGTGCGGGCCATCATCCATGTGAACTAGCAACTCATCGAAGTGCTTCAGTTGTTCTTTCTTTCTCTTGGCTTCGGCGGTCTCGTGAGCCTCGATGAGCATAATGGTTCGGTGGAGTTCGAAATCACTAATGTATGCCATTCCGACTTCCTGTAACTCTCGTATTCGTGCCCTCACCTGTTCGGCCAGAGACGCCTCCTTGCCTTCGTGTATCATGGTTAGTCCTTCCCACTCACTAAGAGAACAATCACACCAATGAATCCCACAGCGAAGCTCTGTATGGCAACAGCACAGAATATGAGAATCAACCCTATCTTCTCTCCGAGTGTCAATGTTTGACTATCACCGTTGCTATGTTGAGGCAACCCTTCTCTTGACAAGTCTGCGGCCCTAGCCACTTCTTGCAAGAGACAGGAGTGCAATCGAAGAACCCATACTTCTTGGCATACTTGGCTCTCCTTTCCTTGCCGTGTTCGTCGCAGAAGAACACAGGTTCGTCTGTCATAGGTTCTCTTTCACCTTGAAAACAATGTAGGCTATCTTTTCTGTGGAGATGGTGTAACATTTGCCTTTGCTCTCAATGACAAGTTCAACTAACCCTTCGTTCTCGCCATTTCCAATAGTCTCTGTTTTGACCACTGTTCCACCTATGAGTTTACTGCCTAGACTTGTCATGGTTTCTCTTCCCACCTGTAAGTGCAAACGGCGTAAACCGCAATGTAGTCGTGAGGGAAGGGCACCACTTTGATTGTGGTTGGGTCTACCGAATAGCCCTCGTAGTTGACAAGGGGCAGCCGTGGGTCTGAGTCCCATTCCCCATCTATGACCTTTCCAGTCCCATCTCTTCGTGGCTCTCTCATGGAAGCTACATACGACAGACCACGCTTGGGGTCTTTGTCGTGGTGTGCAACGTCCATCATAGCTGGCCCGAAGTAGAGGCATTCCAAGTATGAGGCAATCTTCTTTCCCGGTGACTGCCCTAGCACTAGCTTCTTCTTGCGGAAGTGGATGCACATTCTAGTCCATCCCCTCATCCTTTGGAACGTCTTCGGGGTCTTCTAGCTCTGTAGGAATCTCCAACTTGACTTCTTTGGCCCACTTCGCAACGAGCTTGACGGCTTTCATTTTTAAGTCGTTAGCTCGTGTCACAACTGCCACCATGAACCTCGGATTCTTTAGGATGGCTTGGACATCTTCAGCGTGTCTGGCTACCGTCGCAAGATAGTCATGGCAAGGGTAGCTCATCCACCACGGATACTCTAGGTCGATGCCACTGCCCTCGGAATCGTAGTCGTGCAAAGGCGTCTCTCTTACCGCGTCCTGCACAAGCTGTTCAGCGAAGATGCCTACCCCTCTATCGTCAAC